TATTGCTCTTTCTAAAGCTGGTAAATCAAAAAAACAGAAATCTAAATAATGTTTATTCTGCTCATTGACCCTGCTGGTGCTTTAGTTGACTTTGGTGTTCGCTGTATGGCGGAAGGACACACGGTCAAGCAATATATTCGCCCACATGGTCAAGAGCGTTCTAAGATTGGCAAAGGCATTATTGACCAAGTCTTGAATTGGGAACTGTACATTAAACAAGCAGACTTAATTGTTTTGTCAGACAACGCATTTGAGATGCGTAAATTGGAGAAATACCACGAAGAGGGTTATCCAATTATTGGGACAAACGAATTGGGTGCCAAAATGGAATTAGACCGTGATTATGGTCAAGAGATTATGCGTAAGGGCGGACTAGCAGTAGTTCCCTCTTTTGAGTTCCATGACTACAACTCTGCTATAGACTTTGTTAAGGCTAACCCTAAGCGGTATGTCTCCAAGCCTTCAGGTGATGCTGACAAGGCTCTGTCCTATGTTTCCAAGTCTCCTGCTGATATGGTATTTATGTTACAGCGTTGGAAAGCAAATGGTAAACAACGGGACTTTATCCTCCAAGAGTTTGTGCCAGGTATTGAATTTGGTGTAGGTGCTTGGATTGGGCCTAACGGATTTAACAAGAACGTTGCAGAAGGCTTTGAGCACAAGAAGCTCATGTCCGGCAACTATGGCTGTAATACGGGGGAGCAGGGTACCGTTTTGAAATACTGCACAGAATCTAACCTATTCAATGACACCTTAAAACGCTTTGAAGACTACCTTTGCTACATTGGTCATACAGGATTCGTAGACCTAGCCTTCATTATTGATGAAAAGGGTGAGCCACGCCCCCTAGAATGGACTATGCGTAAAGGGTGGCCTTTCTTTAACATTCAACAAGCCGTCCATAAAGGCTCTGTTGTCGATTGGATGGTGGACTTAATCAATGGCAAAGATTCTCTCAAAGTTAGCTACGATGTTGCTACTGGTATCGTTATCCCTATTGGGGATTACCCTAGGTCTAAGACTACAGGGCGTGACCATTCTGGATTTCCTATCTATGGTTTACCCGACGAGTTATCAAAAGATTTTGCCTTATGCGAGGTAATGGTTGGGAATGCCCCTCAGAACGACGAGAACGGCATTGTAGAGCGTCCAAGCCTAGTGACAGCAGGTGACTATGTACTGGTGGCAAACGGTGTAGGGAAGACCGTTAAACAAGCCTGTGAGCGTGCCTACAAAAATGTCAAGAAAATTGAGATTCCTGACTGTATTAACGTACGAGATGACATTGGTGAGGGTATGGAAGAGGCTATTCCTGCCCTGCAGAAGTATGGGTATGCCGAAAACTGGTGTTATGAAGAGTCAGACGAAGATTAATGGCAAAATTAGCACCTCCACCTCCTACTAACCAAGATGTATCCTCCAGACAGTTCCGTGACTGGTTCTACAGTATTTTCCAATTTGTAAACCAGCAATCTGGTACTTTGGGAACAATGGCGTTTGAGAATGCCAATTCTGTAGCAATTACAGGGGGTTCCATCGGTGGTGTAGGTATTTCAGGTAGTACGATTAATAATACCCCTATTGGTAACACGACACCCTCTACAGGAGCTTTTACCTCTGCTTTGACTAGGGATGGATACACCGTCAAGCCCAATTGTTATATTGAGGCTTATGACCGCACTGCTTCTATTGCATTAACTACTACTCCCACTATTCTTGCCCCTGCTAGTACAGTGGCGGGTTCAACAGGCATAACTTATAACTCTAGTACAGGTGTGTTTACCTTTGCCGAAGAAGGTGATTACACACTATCTTTATCATTGAATTTAACAGCAACTTCAGCAAATCAAGTAGTTTATGTTTATTCTGACAGCAATACAGGTTCAGGGTTTACCCCAATAGCAAACTCAGGTAAGTATTATCAATTAACTAATGGTGTCACGACACAATTCGTAACTCCGCAAGCCGTTCATCGGTCTGCAGGTCAGCAAATTCGTTATTGGATTTGGTCAAGTGGCACTAGGTCATCTTTAACTACTCAAACATTACCAACCGTAACACCTACAGTCTACGTCCCCGCAATCCGTTTACAATACTCTTAATTATGGCTATCAATCTAACCGATGACGAACTCGAAGAACTCGTTGAAAAAGTAACCGAAAAAGTTATTAACAATTTCTACCAAACCGTAGGCGAAGGTGTGGTTACCAAAGCCATCAAAATTATTGGCATGGGTGTAGTTGCCCTATTAATTTATCTTGCAGGTTCTGGACAACTCAATATCAAATGAAAGAAGTGCTGAAACAGCTTCTGACCGGCAAAGATAATGAAACCTACGATTTGGGTAGGGTGTCTTGGCTTATTGGTATGTTAGCTGTGATTGCATTAGCCTTTTATGAAGTGATGAATGCACAGGTTAGTTTAAGAGAACTAGCAGAGTCTTTGGGGATTGTTTCCGCAGCAGGTGGGGCTAGTGTTGCTATGAAGCAGAATGCAGAGCCACAATGAACTTTTTACTTAAATTAATAGGCGGTATTGGTGGACAAACTTACATTTATATTGCTCTTGTACTTGGCGGGTTTAGTGCTGGCTTTTATGTTGAGCATCTACGTTTTGTGGAGTTCAGACAGGAAGTCCAAATTGCAGGAGAAAAGCAACAGGCAGAGACCGAAGCCAAAATCAAAGAACAGGAATTAATCAATGAAAACATTAAACAAACTTATGAAGCTCGTCTTACTAGCATCCATACTTTCTATACTGGGATGCTCGACTCCCGTAGCGGTGCAGTGTCCAGCGTTCCCAACGCCACCATCACAGTTAATGGAGAAACCCATAACATACTATCTGTTGCCGAAGAATGCTCCGTCACAACAGCACAACTAATGACACTTCAGGACTGGGTTAATCAACAAATTAGCTTGAATAAATGAACAAAGAGAAACTGGCTGCTTGGGTAACGCTGATTGCCACATTTACTTTATGTGTGACTGTATTAGCTATGGTCACCGTATTCATGTTTGGATTCTTTGACCCTCAGGTAGATAACAATAAACTATTTGAAATAGTAGGCCCTGCATTTCAAACCATCGTTGGTGGATTTATTGGTTTGATTACAGGGATTAAAATAGGCTCGGATAGTCAAGCCACCTAGAGGGTATCCACAACCTAGATATTTTGTGGCTTTCTATCTAGGGCATCAACGAATTGGCAGACGAGGTGGTGTCCCCTCACTTCTTAGCGGTTTTAGCGGACTCTTTAAATGCTTTAGCAGTAGGAGCACCTTTAGTTCCAGGCTTTCTCATCTTCTCACCTGAACCTGCTTTGATACGGGCTCTCTTTTTTTGGATATTGGCGTATAGACCAGGTTTAGTTGCCATTTAGCAATCCCATCTCTTTCTTGCAGCTTTGCCACGCTCGCCTGTCCAACCCGCAGAACGAGCACAGAATGATTTATGTCTTGGGTTTGATTTGTCTTTGGTTGGGGCTTTAAGACTAGACCCAGTTTCTTTGTTGTACTTCTTACGCCCTTTTTCGGTCAGACCAGCCCCTTGAGAAACAGACTTCTTTTCTCCACGTCCTACTGATAGGTTTACGTTCTTTTTAGGCATACATTATCCTACCATATCTAAAGAACGAGTACGCACGTCTTGTACTCTTTTTGTCCAACCTTTCCCAAAGGTGGCAAAAGTAGGCAGTGACTCTAGGAATGCTTGGCGTTTGTCACAAAACTCATTAATCAGGGTTGTAGGTTTAATCAGGTTTATAGCAGTAACAGTGTTATTGCCGATAGCACCATCAGCAAAAACACCCACGATTTCTTGTATGAAACGAGCAGAACGACCCACCCCACTATTGATAGCACAATCAAAAATGCAATAGTCAAGTCCCGAAGGAAGAGCATCTCCGTGTACGGCATCCCAGTAGTTCCTCTTATAAAGTGGTTTTACATCTTCTTTAGTCAGGACTTTCATATCATCTACTGTAACAGGATGTCCAATGAAAGATTCCCATACCTTTTGAGTGCATCCCCAATTAGTCGGCCCTCCAGGGTCTTTTGGATTATTAACGAATCCTCCCTCGTTTACGATGACAAGGTCAAATGATTTATCCCAATTTTTGTTCATTGGCTTTCTCCTTGGCTTGATTGATAGCTTGCCATAGTATTGCCATCAACCCTTCTTGGATTAAGAGTTTCATACCATCGGCATCAATATTCAGTTCGCAATCTGCTGACCCATCAGGGTTTTCACAAATCTCTGTCAGTTCTATTTTCATACTTTGAATACCTCTCCACGAAAGAATGCTAACCCCTCGTCTTCATCAATGACTTGTACAAGTTCAGGGGGCATTAGTTGTCCATTACGGAATGTCAATACTGCAAATCCTGACCGCCAATTGACGGCTGTGTCTTCTAGGTACTCCCACTTATCACCGCCTAATGCAGCCATTGTTCCGGTGTCAACACCATATTTGTCGCCAGTATAATCTGTCCACGGAGTCACTTTTAAGGAATGCAAATGGCCTGTGACCATTGAGACCCCGCCCTTTAGGACGTTGTTGTATTGTGCATGGATACCATTGTGCCAACGGTGCTTAATCATTGTGTTGTTATTGACCATAATTGACCAAGAATATTTCCAATTAGGTAGGTGGTCTGCTAGAGCAAAGCCCTTAACACCCTCATACTGAGGGAGTACATTAGACAACTTACCGTCAAAACGCAGGTCGTGATTGCCAATAGTGCGGTGCAAAATAGCGTTACCTGAAACAGATTCAATCTCTGCCAAACGTGCTTGAACTTCATCTAACTCCTCCTTGACTGTGGGGCTATCTGCATATCCAATTCTATGGTGAGCACTAATGGTTGCGTTATCCATAATATCGCCATTCAATACTACAGCTTGTGGTTTAAGGTCTTTAACAATCTTGACAAATGCTCTATGGGCGGTTGATACATAACCAGGCCAATAGTGACAGTCAGAACCAACAACAATTAATCCATCTTCCATAAACAGGTTGGTGCGGATTCTATCTTCAGGCAGAATGTAATGATGCTTTTTATGTCCTCGTTGTGTAGAGGTGGCTAGTAGGGTAATCCCTCGTTTGCCTTCAATCCTTGCACGTCTTGCTAAAACATTACGAACATTAATACCCAACTCTTCTGCTAATTTTGTTGCTGATTGATGCTTATTCCATAGTTCTATAAACTGCTCTTCACTTACCGTCGCTTGTACCATTTTTCGTCCAAATAATAGGTTTGTCGTTATCTAAGCTATAAACCTTAACAGGTTCTCCAGAATACAAATCACTCTGACAGGCAGCCCATACTGCTTCTTCGGCTTTATGTCCTAATGCCATGACTGCTAATGCTGCAGCAGTGCCACTTCCAATTGCATCTACGTCTTCGTGCTTCCAAAACTCTAAATCTTTACCTGAAATAAATAATCCATCTGAACAAAGCAACATGAAGTCTGCATCATTCTCAATCTTAATAATTGGTGGCTTACCCTTCTTGCCATCCTTAAAGTATTCAACAACCTTTTGAACACTCATTAAATCTCCGGCACCCGCTAACCATCCCTGAGGTACTTTAAATACCTTGGATAAGTTAAAGGCTTTGGTATCGGAATCGTCGTCTGATGTCTGACTATCAGAGACAAGAATCATTCTTTTTGCGTCGCCAACAATAGTAGTCATAAAGGTAGGGGAGAGCACAGGGTTGACGGTTCTGAGCCGTCTAGGGGGATGAGGGGGATGTGTGCCTGTGCTCTCATTGATTAGTGTACTTTAAAAGGTTACGTTAGACCATAGCGGACACCACTTTGAAACTGAACAATATTCCTCACACCTACGATAGGTGGCTGGACGGTGCTCCCAAAACTGGTCAGTGCCGAGTGTAACATTTTCTTGTGACGGATATAGCTTGATTGCCCGCTTTCCGCCCTTCTTCATCAAAGCCCACTGCTCAGGAGTAGCCCATCTTTCTTCATTTGTACACATAGGAGGGTCGGCTAATTGATGCAGTGCAATACGCTCTTTGACATAAGCCTCTGCCTCATCTAATGTCCACATCCTGACAGGTAAGGTCATTATGGGGCGAGCAGGGTAATCAGGGTTCTTCTGTTTCTCTCTTGGTCGCCAATCACGGAAGATGGTAATAAT